GGCGGCGTGGTCGTCCAGTATCAGGCCGGCTATGCCGACGCGGCCAGCGTGCCCGAGCCGATCCGCCAGTGGATGCTGCTGGCCATTGGCGCCTTCTACGAGCACCGCAGCATGGTCAACGAGGGCCAGACCTACGCGCTGCCCGAGGACTTCTACAAATGGCTGCTGCAGCCGTACGTGGTGTACCAATGATCACCGGCGGCCAGCTTGACCGGCGCATCACCATCCAGCGCCCCGGCGTCGAGGTGGACGGCGAATACGGCCCGCAGCCCGGCGAATGGGAAACCGTCTTCGCGCGCGTGCCCGCCCAGGTGTGGGACACGCTGCCAGGCAACGCCGAGCGAAACGGCCAGGCCATTAACCTGTCGGAGAAGCCGGCGCGCGTGCGTATCCGCTACATGCGCGGCATCACCTCGGACATGCGGGTGATCATCCACAACGAGGTCGACACGATCCACCAGATCAGTGCGGGGCCGGCAGAGATCGGCCGGCGCGAGTGGCTGGAATTCACCGTGAAGGAATTTAGCTCGTGAGCACTCGTGAAGATTTCGTCCTCGGCGGCGCCGCCCTCGATGCTTTGCTCGGCACCCTGCCGGTGAATATCGAGAAAAACATCATGCGCGGCGCACTGCGCGCGGGCGCCAAGGTGTTCCTGGCGATAGTGAAACAGAATATCCCAGTCGAGCATGGCGCGCTGCGCCAGTCGGCGCGCATCACCACTCGCGTTCGCAAAGGCGAGGTAACGGCCAGCGTGAAGGTGGGCGACAAGAATGTCTACTACGCCAACATGGTGGAGTTCGGCACCCGGCCCCACCTGATCAGCGTGCAGGACAGCGAGAAGGGCGTCAATAAGAAAACGGGCAAGGTGCTGTCGATGCGCACGATCAACAAAAATGTGATGAAGATCGGCAATACCTTCGTCGGCCCGACCGTCCGGCACCCCGGCGCGCGGCCGCACCCGTTCATGCGCCCAGCGGCCGACGCAGGTTTTGAGGCCGCCGTCAACGCGGTGCAGGCCCACGTCCGCAAGCGCCTCTCAAAAGAAGGATTGACCGTGCCCGAAGCCGTGCCCCCAGACGAGGCCGCAGAATGAGCGCCGTCGCCATCGTCCGGGCGCTGCTGGCAGCCCACGCCCCGCTCACCGCGCTGGTGCCCTCCGCGCGCATCTACGCCGGTTCCGTGCCGCAGGAAGCGGTGCTGCCGGCGGTGTCGGTGACGCGCGTATACGGCGACGAGATCAGCACCATCGCGCGCCGCCAAGCTGGCAAGACGATGCGCACCCGCGTGCAGGTTACCGTGCTGGCGAAAGACCCCGGCGGCTACGCGGCGAGCGAAAATATCCTCAAGGCCGCTGCGCTCGGCGCCGGCGTCCACACAGGCCAGGTGTTGTCGTACCACGTCAAGTCGATCCTTCCGCAGGGCGAAGGCCCGGATCTGCCGGTGGGCGATGATAAAATACATGAAAAATCGCGGGATTTCATGGTAACTTTTTCCGAACCGAATTAGAATACGGTATCGGTTTGCCCGCCCGTCTCGCAATGGTGCGCGCGGGCATTCAACAGGAGAAAACATTATGCCATTCGCAGGAGATTTCGAAACTTACGCGGGTACTCGCTTGTTTGCCAAGCTGGGCCTCCCTACCGACAATACCGAAGCCGCGTTCGAAACGTTCTTCGCCGCCTCCGGCGTTGCCGAGGCGACCGTCACCCAGGTGGGCGCGATCCAGGGCCGCGAGACCAACACCACCGAGCTGGACGTGGTCAATCAAGGCCTGGTGCGCCAGGGCGTTGGCAACTACAAGTTGCCGACCTCCGAGTGGATGATCCTGGAAGAAGGCCCGGAAGGCGATACCGACTTCTTCGACATCGTCGACGACGCACTGCGCGATTCGACCAAGCCGCGCGTCTCGTTCGCCGCTGTGCGCCAGTCCGGCGCCGTGTTGTACTGGACCGCGAAGGTGTCGAACCTGTCGGAACCGGGCGGCGGCTCGAACGACAACCTCACCTACGCGCTGACTCTGCTGTTCCAGTCGGAAGCGATCAAGGCGGTCACTCCGGCTATCCCGACCGTCGCGTAAGAACCCGGCCATTCGGCCACAACCAGCACTGACGGTCGGCCGTCGCCCTTGGGAGGGCGCGGCCGGCCGAAGGTGCATTAATCCTCCCAAGAAAGAATCCAATGAAAAATCTTAAATCGCTCGCCATCCAGCCGACCGGTAAATACACGGTAACCGACGCCGCAGGCGCGGTGCAGTATCAAGACGATGGCGTCACCCCGCTGACCATCACGCACCACAGTCCCGGCACGAAGGTTTTCCAAGCCGCCCTGCACGCATTCAACGCCAAGGGCAAGAATGGTCTGATCGCGGCGATGAAGCAAAGCAAGGACGACAAGGGCGACCCAGAAGCCGAGGCCCGCGACCTGGCCGTGTTCCTGGCCGCTGTCACCATTTCCTTCGACGGCTTCGGCTACGAGGACTTGCGCGGTAACGCTATGTTCCGCGCGGCCTATGAAGACGTGGCTATCGGCCACATCGCCGAAGGCCTCAACCAGTACATGGGGAAACGGGGAAACTACTTGACGGAGCAGGCGACGACCTCGTCCGATTCGTCCGCTTCGCAGCCTGGCTAAACGCGGTCCCTGAATCAACCTCGAAAGAGGAGAAGGCGCCGCCGGAAGTATCCCGGCGCGCCACGGTAGAAGGCAGCGGCCTGGACCTCGTAATGCCCCCGGTGCAGTGGGGGCAGGACTTGCTCGATTACCTGTGGGAGATTGGCCCGACGAAGAAAGACGGGCCGATCGAGGCGGGCGATCTGGTACACTGGGAGCACCTGCTCGGCATCGAGTGGCAACCGTATCAGTCGCGGCTGCTGATCCAGATGTCCAAGGCCTACCTTGGCGAATCCTACGCTGCGACGAAGCGCGACGCGCCCTGTCCATGGCCGGAGTTTGAGGCGCGGTGGAGGTGGGCGCGGAACCAAAGGGGCGAGAAATCGCTGGACCAAGAAGAACGGCGCGCCGCGCGCCGGGCTAAGAAACTGGAGAAATCGGGCAATGACAGTCGCAGCTGATGTATCAATCGTCCTACGCGCTGACATAGCTCGACTTTCCCAGGACCTGGGGGCGGCTCGGCGCGAGACGCGCGAAGCATTTGACTCGATGTCCGCGAGCGCACAAGCGCTCAAGGGTATGCTCAGCGGCCTGGCCGCCGGCCTCTCGGTCGGCGCGTTCGTCTCCTTCATCAAGAACAGCATCGACGCCACCGACGCACTCAACGACATGAGCGTGCGTACCAAGGTGGCCATCGAAGACCTGGCCGGCCTCGGCTACGCGGCCAAGCTCGGCGATACCAGCTTGGAGGGGGTGGCGGCGTCCATCTCCAAACTCGGGCAGAACATCGGCAAAGAAGGCGACAAGTTCCGCGCGCTGGGTATCACCGCCACCGAACCGCTCGAAGCGTTCAAGCAACTGGCCGACGTCTTCAAAGACATTCAAGACCCGCAGCAGCGCGCCGCGTTCGGCGCCGAGGCGCTGGGTAAGAGCTGGCAAGAGGCGGCCGTGCTGCTCGACGGCGGTTCCGCTGGCATCGCCGCCCTCGTGGACCGGGGCAAGGAACTGTCCGGTGTCACCGAAGAGACAGCCGCCGCTGCCGGCAAGTTCAACGACGGCCTAGACACACTCGGCTTCGCCGCACAGGGCGTCGGCACGCGCATCGCCGCTGGCCTGCTGCCCATGCTCAACGTCCTGGTGGACGACTTCACCGCCACCGGCAAAGGCGCGGACACGGCGGCCGGCTGGGTGGTGGTGCTCTCCGGCGCGTTCAAGGGGCTGTACACGGCCGGGGTGATCGTTGCCACCCAGCTGACTAACGTCGGCACCGCCATCGGAGCAACGGCCGCCGCGATCGTCGCCGCAGCATCGGGCGATTTCAAGGGCGCGGCCACCATCATCAAGAGCGCGGGTGACGATATCGCCGCGAACTGGGAGGGCGCCGCCAAGCGCATCAAAAACGCATGGTCGGCCACGAGCGCAGCCGTGGCGAAGGAGGGCGACGAGGTCAGCAAGACCGCCGGCGCGACGGCTAAGAAAGTAGCCGGGTTCCTCAACGCCGCCGACATCAAGGCCGCACGCGACAAGGCCGCCGCCGATGCCGAAGCCGCCGCCAAGAAAGAGCGTTCGGCTTACGCCGGCGTCGTCGCGTCGATCAAGGAGAAGATGGCCGCCGACCAGGCCGAAATACTGGGCGGCGTTGCGCTGACCGAAGCGCAGAAGGCGCGCATCAAACTCGACGAGGAACTGGCGTCGGGCAAGATCACCCTGACCAAGGAGCACATCGCGGAAGCGCATGCGCTGCTGGAGGTGGCCGAGACGCTGGACAAAAGCGCGAAGGCCCTGGCG